AATTACAACAAGAGTTTGCAAGTTGCTTGCCGCCTAGCTTGGGTGTTCCCCATTTTATAAATACTGTTCAATCGCCTCTAATTTTTGCTGCTTTTTATGATGCACAAGATCATGAACTTTCCAGTGGCGCAATTCATTACGGAACCGAATTTAGAATTTGGGATACGAGCGTCAACGCGACAAAACCTCGTATTCTTGCTGGGATAATTGGTTTTCATAGTAATTTTTACGCCAAAATTGGAATAACTGCCTTAAGTGATTGCGGAACAAGTGCTAAAGATATTGAGCCTTATGGTAGGACGATCATGGAAATGATTGCGGAGCTTAATCTTCCGACAAAATAATTGCTAGCATGGCGAAACGACGCGAGACTGGCATCTCGTGACGTTTCTAACCACTACCAAAGGAGCAGTTTGGCCATGGCTACAAATAAGCATAGCAGCGTGCCTGCAGGGTTTAAGGAGATTCCTGGGTACGACGGACGCTATTTCATCAATGAGAAGGGCGAAGTGTGGAGCGCTTTTAAAAGGGGCTTAATGAGCCCTCAGACCGATGCTTCCCATCCCTACCCATGGGTGTTATTGAGAGAAAATGGCAAATCTAAGCCTCGTACTGTCTATTATTTAATGCGCCTTACTTGGATGCCTCACGCGCCTGGCGAAGTTGGTAGTGGTGGCAATAAGTGGTGCATAAACCATAAAGATGGCAACAAGCTAAATAGTCATATTTCTAATCTTGAATGGACTACAAACAGCGACAACGCAAAGCACGCTTGGGATAATGGGCTGCAAGCTTGTGGGGAGGCAAAGAAAAATGCTAAATTTACATCGCGGCAAATTACAGCAGTTCGTTTGCGCGTGAAATATGGTGAAAGCGCTTATTCCATTGCAAAAGAATTAAATGTTTCGCATAAAACTATTAAAAAGATTTGTCGTTTTGATAGTTGGCGCCATCAAGACCTTAATCTTCGTGGCAGGATCCGGGCAAAGTGGTATAGCAAATTTGGACACGGATAGAAAAAGGCTTGTTTTGAAAAATTGGGCACGGCTGGTTTTTGGCTTGTTTAGGGCACGGCTGGTTTTTGGCTTCTTTATATCGTTTCATCACGCTGCTGTTATATGCGGCTATCGGCTCCGGCCTGCTGTCACACCAGCCCTTTTGTCTGTATCCGTTGCTACATTCTGGCCCTTTGCAAGGTTTCGCAATATTTGCGCCGTTTGCCCCTGGCCGTGCTAACGGCCCCAGCCCTTTGCTCTTGCTTGTGCCAATCGACGGCCTGGCCTGCCCCAGGGTTGACGCAGGGGCCTGCCATGCGGCACGCGCGGGCGCGATCGTCTTGCTTTGCTTTGCCACGGGCCTGCAGTCAGCGGCCCCTACCATCGCTGGCCGCCCAAAGCCCCTAGCTAGTGGGCCACCTTTGGCACTGGCCCAATTGCCCTGAGCTTTGGCCCTTGTGGTTGGCAATCTGGGGGCCTGGCGCGAGCCAGCCTTTCAACCAACGGACCGAACCATGCCCGCAACCACTACCCCCGCCGGCCCCATCTCCTACTTGCAAGCCGTAGCCTCTGGCGCGATCAAAGCTCAGGGCCTCAAGCGGCCCACACTGGCAGCCCTGCGCAATGCCGCTGCTGCCTGCGCAATTGACTGCTGTATTGAAAGCATGCCAAAGGGCTACCGCGTCAGTCAGCACCGTGTGTGGTGCGAGGCTGCGAACCTTGCCGGCGTGGCAGCCCTGCTGCTGCAAATTCATGAAAAGGCCTGGGCTGTCAAGCCTGCAGCCCCTGCCCCTGTCAGCCCTGCCGAACGCGTGGCTGATGAGATGCTCGCCGCTTTGGTTGATCTGAGCCGCAAGTGGGAAGCTCAGGCCGCAGTTAGGGCCGCCATCGTGCCCGCTGGCCCTGCTGCCCGCAAGACGGCCCCCGCCGCAGTGCCCGCCGACGTCAAAGCCCACCTAGCACGCTTTGGCCTGGCTGTTGACGGCTTGCTGACCGTTGGCGCTTCCAATGCAAAGCTGGCAAAGGGCAAAGCCCTGGCCTGGCCCGTCATTCTCCACCACCTGCCCGCCAAAGCCCTGGCCCAGGCCGTGGCTGGCCCCCAGGCCGGCCCCACGGCCCCACGGTCTCGGATTGATGGCCTGGCTGAGCTGGCCAAAGCCACTAGCACATACAGCCTGGCTCTGGCCCATAACGGCTGCCCCTGGGCATCTACTGGCTGTGCTGCTGGCTGCCTGGCCTGGGCCGGCCATGGCGGCATGTCCACCACCGTTGCTGCTGCCCGCGCCCGTCGCACTCTGGCCATGCTGGCCGATGGCCGAACCTACGCCAGGGCCGTGCTTTGGGCCATCGCCAGGGCCTACCGTCAGGCCCAGGCCAAAGGGCTGCCCCTGGCCGTCAGACTGCGCGGCACAGACGACAGCCCTGTCCACCTTTGGCGCTTTGATATCAGCGCAGCAGAGGCCCAAAGCCTGGCCCGCCGTTACGGCCTGCCCGTAGCCCCTGGCCAGGGCATGACACTGCCTGAGGCCCTGACACTGGCCCCTGCCGGCGCTGTGCACTTTTACGAATACAGCAAAGCCCCTGTAACTGGCCCCCACGGTCTGCAGGCCCAGGCCAGCGCTGGCTTTGACATCACAGCCTCACTGGCTGCTGACAGGCCCGGCGGCATTGATCAGGCCCTGGCCGCTGTGGCCGCTGGGTTCCGCCTGGCCGTACCTGCCAGCTTTGCCAAAGGCCAGGCCCTGCCCCCAGCCCTGCTGCTGCAGCCCCGCCAAGGCGGCCCCATCACAATGCTGCGTTGCATTGATGGCGACACTACAGACCATCGATGGGCCGACCCTGCAGGCCCCCACGATGGCTTTGATGGCGTGGCTGTGCTGCTGCGCACCAAGCGCAGCAGGGGCAAAGGGCCAGAGGCCGATGCATTCAGCCTGGCCCCCGTTATTGGCCAATGGCAGCCCCTGGCTGGTGGTGGCTTTGCTTGTTTCTCCATGATGGGAACCTGATCAACAGCCCCTGGCCTCTCAAGCCCCCAGGCAGCCCCTGGGGGCTTTGCTTTGCCTGCCTGCCCCTACCCTCTCAGCCCCCGCTTTGGCCCTGTTGCTGGCCCATAGGGTGCCCTTTGCTGCTGCCCCTGCCCCTAGGCGGGGGCTTTGCTTTGGTGGTGACGGGGGATTAATAGCCTATTGAGAGCGATTCTCAACAACATAATTAAGCTTTGCAACAATCCGCCCTGTAACGTATTGTGACAAACGCTTGACAGTTGGGCTCTGGTGCAGTAACCTGGCTGTTTTTGGTTGTGGGGCGGGGGTATACGCTCTCAGATGTGGTGCAATTTTTCACCCCATTTTTCGTCTAAGTATTTATACCTACATCACATGACCGTATTAATGTAATCTTCTATGGTTGGGACGATGATGCAATTTTTATAATGTTCAGGAAATTGTTGATGAATGGAGAATGCTAGTGACTGATCAATGGAAAAGATGTGTTGGACAAAGTTTTTATCAAGATTAAACCATTCTCCTCTGATGCGACTGTTTTTAAATTGAGAATGCAAAGCAGCTTCATCGTGAGGGCCATTCACTTGAGAAAGAGCAAGCATTAAGAGATTACTGGGAGAGCCAGTAAGGAAGGATTTCATGCGATCTAGCACGTTAGTTGTGAATCCTATTTTGATAGCATCTGGCCTGTCTTCCCATGCACAATAGTAAACAAAGTTGCCTTTATTTTTCTTTTTATCGCGTTCAGCTTGGCGCTGTAATTCGGCTAGATAAGCTTTTTGATTATCGGGCCTTTGATGACGCAAACGAACGCTTCCGGGAGCGAAGAGGAGAGAGGGCATTAAAGAGGCACATGCTTTGCAGAAGATAGCAAAAGAACATAGTCGCGACACGCTGAAAGCAAGCCGAAGGCGCCGCTTGAAGCGTTTCTAGCAATAGACAAGACCAATGGAGACGGCCCTAAGCCGTCGTAATGACGCACAAAATCGCGCACTTTCCTTTCCATCGTTCTCAGCAAAAAGGCGGCCTAAAGCCGCCGTTCAAGCTTTTAAAGATAGAGAAAAACAAAAAAAAGCGCTTTCCTGGAGGCTACGCATAGCTTGGCCGTGTCATCACATAAGACTGACACAGCTTTTTTGAAATTCGCCCCTCGATGGAGAGGCTCCGTCCCTTTGGGGGACTCCGCTACTAGGACATCGGGGCTGGTCTAGCCTTTTTTGCCCGTCACTTCGCGCTTGGGGCGCTCCGTTGGAGGAGAGATGTCCGGGAGGGACTAAGCGAGAGGAGCCGGGTTTGGCGTGTGCTCCGCTTACGGTAATCGTATCTCAGCCTGTGGCTCAAATGCGGGCTTTTTCGTATCATGGCGATACAAAAGCCTAAAAATCTTCACAATTTCTTAAGGATTTATAGGGCAGAGTCGAGGGCAGAGTGGGAGCATGGTCATTTGCTGAAGAATGTATTAAATAATGCATGCATAATTTATGAGAAGAACTAGCGTGGTAAAACTACGGACTATTCCTATGTTTGGTTTGCCAGAACGCCAGCCATTTAACTATGGTCCCTATAAGCTATGGCCTTGTTTCAGCAAGCCAGAGTTCCAATGGTTTAGCGCCATCAACGGCAGGCCGTACTATTTCAAAAGCTTGAACGAGGCCAAGTTGTTTATCAAAGATTTGGTCTCAAACGAGGACGCTGAAAATCTGTGCGACTAAAGGAAAACTTCCCTTTTCCATCGTCCTGTCTGAGCTAGCCTGCCTAAGTTGATCGCGCCCCGCTGAGCGGGGCTTTGTCGTCTCATGAGCCTGAAAGAAAAAGCAAAATGTGAGCCAATTGCACGCACTGGCAGGGTGCAAGACTGGCTGGACAATTCTGAAAGCCGCCTTCCCGTAAGCTGCACGGTTTTCAGTGTTGAAGATTCAATGGAGGGCGAAGATGGCATTGAAGCGTCTTGGCGGTTTGTTAGCCACGGCTTGCGCAATGGTGCGGGCGTCGCTATTCATCTTTCTTCTCTCCGTGAAAGGAATGCTGAAAATGGCAAGGGCTTGGTGGCAAGCGGACCGGTAAGTTTTGGCAAGATTTATTCCACGCTTAATGAAATTTTGCGCAGGGGCGGTGTTTATAAAAATGGCGCTGTAGTTTTGCACCTTGATTATGACCATCCCGATGCGCTGGAATTTATCAATGCTTCGCGCAGTGAACTGCCTTGGGTGAAGCGTTGCATCAATGTAGACGAGAAGTTTATTGAGAACAGTTCTCAAGAATTTATCGATGCATTGCTGAGGGGAATTGGCAATGGCGATATTTGGCTAAACAAGATTCGTTTCAATGCGAAAGGAGAGCGCATTCGGGCAAATGTCTGCCTCGAAGTTTATCTTCCGCATCGTGGCACTTGTTTGCTGCAGCATGTAAATCTCGGTGCCTGTAATTTTGATAATTTGCAAGGAGCCTTCATTGAAGGCATGCAGCAGCTAGTTAATCTCCATCCCAATACAGGCGTGGGCGACACCGGAGAATATCTTTCTCCCACCATTGATAAACAAATTGGCCTGGGCGTGCTGGGCTTAGCTAATTTCCTTGCCATCCATGGCATTAGCTATGAAGATTTTGGCTATGCATTGAATGCATTTCTTGCCGAGGATCCTCGTGCGTGGTTTGAGCAGTGGAAAGAGACTGTAGCTGGCGAAGCAGTATGGCAATTGGATCAAGGCATCCAGAAAGCGGCTGAAATTGCTCGTGAGCATGGCATGGAGCGTGCTTTCTGCATTGCTCCCACTGCATCGTGCTCTTATCGCTATTTAGACACTCGCGGCTTTACCACTGCCCCTGAAATTGCTCCTCCCATTGGTCGCATTGTTGATCGCGATTCAGGCACGTTTGGCGTGGAAACGTTTGACTATGGTGATGTAGAAATTGCTGCTGAAGTGGGCTGGGCTAATTACAAGCGCGCGGCAGATGGCATTGTTTCGCTTTATCAACGCACTGGCCTCTTCCATGGTTATTCGTTTAATTCGTGGAGCGATATGGTCATTTACGACGAAGCATTCCTTCGCGATTGGCTAGAATCATCTCAGACGAGCCTCTATTACAGCCTGCAAGTCCTGCCTGATACTCAGCGCAAGGATGATGCATATGCTGCATTGGACGACGATTTTAAGAGCATGTTTGGCTTAGACGAAGAGTCTGAAGCTGACGGATCTTCTGCGTCTTGCAATTTAGAGGCAGGTTTCTGCGCTGCCTGCGCTGAATGATAAAGAAAAAGGGGGCTTGCGCCCCCTTCGCTTTCCTCACACACCATTGAATGATACTACGACCATGAACGCCGTCAAGAGCCCCTATCTGTCCATGATTGCTAAGAAGCGTCCTTGGCAGGCCGTGCCTGTTAGCAAGGGAAAGCTTAAGGAAGGTGGCGAGGACACGATTTACAACCTGCTGGCTCTACGTCATCTGGAACTGCCCGTGAAGGACTTTCTACAGCAGGGACTAGAGCGCGACCTTCCTGCCACTCCTGGCGTGGTTGAAGCGTTGCGTCATAACCAAGACGACGAGCAACGTCACGACGAGGCATTGAACTACGTGACGGCTGCCCATGGCACCAATGAGAAGGCCGAAAAGGAGGTGGCGAACATCCTTAGGGCATGGCAAGAGCATCCCGCCCATCCCATTTTGAAAGCTGCCATTTTGGAGCGGAGTATTTTCTTCGTTGCATTGCCATTTTTCCGTTTCAATGGAGATATTGGCATTCGTACTGTGGCGGCTGATATTAGCCGGGATGAAATCACGCACGTAGGCGTGCATAGCCTTGTTGCTCGTGAGCTTGGCGAAACCGCTGGTCAGAGCTTGAACAAACTGCGTCGGGCCACTGCATTGTGGGCTTTTGATGCGCTGCAGGCAAACAATGACAAGTGGCTGAATAAAGATTTTTGGCTGCGTCAGAGTGATAGCTTGTTTGAGAAGGGCAAAGCCGAGGAGCTGAACGACACTGCTCGCAGCCGCATGCCTTCTTTCTTTGAAGCTGCCAATAATGACCTGCCTCAGTACGGGCGGGCATGATATAGTTAGTGAGTTCCCGCTCTGCTTTTGCATCGGGCATCACCACCACTGCTGCTCTGTCGGCAGTGTGCAGCCAGTTCTGAGGTCCACCGTTGGTTGTGGAGTGCCTTTTCTGGCTTGCGTAAAATCCTGCGTTTGCGGGTCGGGAGGACGCTCCCGCCAGGTTGATCCACTGGTGAGCCCTCGACCCATTTGGCAAGCTTGACGGATCCTCGCCCCTAAGCCTCTCAGCGATGCTCAAACCAGGGGCTGCTGACGGTTAAGTGTTGTGGTACACGTTGGGCAGATAGCCCAGAATGCCAGGTTCGATTCCTGGGGCTGTCCTATGATGATTCTTCTTCTCCATTGAACCATGGCACGGTTTCGCATTGTTCAAAAGCCTTCAATATTAGATCCACGGAGGCCCACGTATGAAGTGCAGGAAAAAGAGCTTTGGTGGTGGAATTTTCGTAACGTGTTTAACGATCCAAACGAGGCCGAAGAATGGACCATCACGATGATTGAAAGTCTTGGGCGTCCATTTGTGAAGACTTGTGTGCTAAGTGAATACAAGTAATGAGCGCGTTCGTCACAAGCGATACTCACTTCGGCCACGCGAAGATGATTGATTTTGCTCGCCCCGATGGCGAGCCATTGCGTCCATTTGCATCGTGTGAAGAAATGGACGAAACTATCATTGAACGATGGAACAAAAAAGTAGGAAAGCGTGATACTGTTTACCATCTTGGAGATGTGGTTATTCCCCGTGCATCGTTAAAACTTCTTTCTCGTCTCAATGGAAGAAAGATTCTCATTCGCGGTAATCATGACCAAGGCGCATTAAAAGACTATTTGCCATATTTTGAAGACGTGAGGGGAGCATTTTTTCATCCTTGTGACAGCACTTTTCCTGGCGGTTTAATCTTCACGCATATCCCTGTACATCCATCGTGTTTGTCTGGGCATTACGCGGGCAATGTACATGGTCATTTGCATTGCCATCGTATTTTGGATGACAATGGGCAAATTGATAAGCGCTATTTCAACTGTTGTCTAGAAGTGAATGACTTTGCTCCAGTAGCATTTGAAAGGGTGAAGGATTATTTCCGTGACTCAAGAAAGACGCACGTTTAACACGCCCCTGCGTGAACCGCTCAACCCAATCATTTATCAATCATTGAGAGCCATTGATTGGCACAATGCTCAATTTTTCCGTACCATGGACCATTGGCATCTTGAAAAAGCTGCCATCATTAGACAGTATGTAACAGAACTAAAGGCTTGGATTTATGCGCAGGAAGAAGCTATGGAGGGTGTGGGCAAAGGCTCTGGGGAGTAAGGAGAGTAATTGCGACAAGGAAGCAGATACAGTGGCAATTGTCCGCACCTTTATTTTTGCTTCGTATTTGATTACAAATCTGGCGATATGCGCTAATGCCTGGCGCCATTGGAATGACAACGAATGTATCCCACAGGCTACAAAAAAGGGGCCTTAAGGCCCCTTGCTTAATGCTCAAAACCAATGAGGCTTGGGCACGTAGGCAATGCCGCGATAAACAAGTGAAGCGTGTTGAGCTTCACGCAGACGAGCGGCTTTCTCAAGCTGCTGCTTGATTAGGGCAAGAGGGTTCATGATGGTTCCCGATGATGCTGCCCCCGTTCCGTGGCAGCGAGCATGCGCCCCATCGCTGGGGTGAACGTATCTTCAGCTTAGCATGATGCCCCTGACCAGATTCGAACTGGTACTCCTCTGGGCTTAAACCAGATGCCTGCTGCCAATTGGGCTACAGGGGCGTGAGGAGCAAAGGTGCTGAGAGCGGGGCTTCAATCCGCCTTTGCACAGCGTTTAACCATGGGTCGGCCCATGGCCTTGGCTCCGTTTTGTGGCAACGAACAGCATCCCCCGATACTGTTCTTTTAAAACGCTGGCCAGCGTGCTTCGCGAAAGCTTTGAAATCATAACACGACGATGGTCAGGCGTCATATTCTCTTAAGCTTTCACTGCCGTCATGGTCTGGCATGTAGTCATCAGTAGTAGCCTCCGCCTCCCAAGAGCGTTCAAGCTGCTCCTCTTCCTTTAGTCGCTTGGCATGGGCTTTGAGCTTCGGGAGCAATGTGGGGATGTATAGATGTTCAGCGGCAAGAAGCTGGAGAGAAGTTTGCTTGCTAGTGGGAGCGTTTTCTAATAGTGCTACGAGGAATTTGGTTTCCTGCATAGTTAATTTGCAATAAGTCACTTCATGGCAGAACTATTGTTTGAAAATCATACTAGGAGATTAAGCTTTCGATCCAGCCAATATCATCGTCTTTACTTGCAGCAAGAATGGCACCAGCCATTGCAAATGCCAAGTCGTCAATGCCAGTGGCTTTACCACCAGTTACACTCCATTGCCCACTTGGTTTATAGACCACCGTTAAGTTCTTAAGCTGCATAATTGCCTTCTCGTGACGATAAATATTGATTTGTCCTGCATTGAAAAGTTCTCGCATTTTGCTGAAAGCTTTCATTTTTGAACTAACTGTCCAAGTGAGTTCTGTGATGGGCAAATCACTAGCCAAGCTTTGAATGGTGCCAGCACTATTGAACTGGTCCATCACAATCGTGTCGAAAACGTATAGGCGATGCTGTTCTTTAATCCAATCTTCCACTGCATTGATATTCACTTCCTTTCTTCCATTGATTTCAAAATCAGCTACGAACGAATGGAACTTATCCACGACGAGAGTGCCGTTTTCGTAGTGAACAATACAAGCAGTGTAATCGTCGCGGCCAACGCCACCACGGGCGGGGTCAAGGGCAAGGACGTAAGCTCCTTGGAATTCAGGGCGTGGTGGCAGTGTTGCACGGCGATCATCAATACAAGCATCAATCACGTCGCTATTCACCAAGGCTGAAAGATTGCTGGCGAATTGGGCTCCATATTCAACATTAAACTTGTCGGGGTCGCGTTGTCTCTCTGTGTCAAGAAACTCTTGCGAAATATTTGGGTTCATCTCCCACGTGGGGAGATTCACTGCTTGCATGAAAGGGAATCGTCCTGATGATGCTTCTTTGAAATGCTGGTAGAAAATACCGTCAGTCAACCATGGGGAAGAAAGTTCAAGGATGCGTCCTTTGCCTCCGAACTGGGCAATGGCGGGAGATAGTGCGTCGTAGATGCCTCTTCCTCCACTATTTGCATCGCCTTCATTGGCAAATGCAAGTTCGTCAAATACTGCTCCAGCGCAGGCAAGACCACGAGCAGCTCGGCCTGAAGTGGGGATCGCTTTAAACACGCAATTGTTGCTTAGTTCAATGATGTCGGCAGTTTCGCGGACAATTTCTTGAGCGAAAGGGCTTTCGATGATTAATTGACGGATGTTGTTGAGAGCGATGCGGGCTTGATCTTGGCTATTTGCCACTGTTACCACATACCATCGTTCCCCTTTTCTCACCTTACGGCGATATTCTTCTTCTAGGACAAAGCACATATAGAGGCATGCCACTGCAGCCATCAATGTTTTACCGCTTCTTCGTCCCAGCGCCCATACTGCGTGGGACTTGCCTGGCTGAAAGAATTCATCCAGAATTCGAGCTTGTGCTGGATAGAGTTCTAAGCCAAGAGCATGCTTAGCGAATTGACTACAAGTAAGGTTCACTTCAACAAAGACAAAGAAAGTAGCTCAGTCTTAGGAACGAAATAGGCAGGGCGACCACCTGCTGGATCTTTCTTCCATTGTTCTTTCATGGCATCAGCGGCTTTTATCCAACCATGGATGAGCGTAATGCGGTTTTCAATTGTGACGAGCACCAATATCTTATCTGGGCTTTCATCAAACTGCACTATTAAATCGTAATAATGACGAGAACGAGTTTTGATGTCAATATTTGGCGGAAGATCGAAAGATCCTCGCTGTGCTTCTGTTTCTTGATAGAGCTTATCTTCTATGCCGAGCATCACAGCAATTGCCATTTCTCCCGCGGCGCCGAGCAAATGATGACGCAGGGCCAATTCGCCGTTCTCTGCGCCGTTATTCCTACCCTTTCTGCCCTGCTGTTCATTGAGAGCTTGTCTGCGAAATGCTTCAGCACGAGCGCGTTGCC